TCAATGAGGGCCAATGTTCCATATATGAACGCTAGTTTTTTGAGTATTCCAATATTCATCACTATCTAATACAATATGTTCATGATCAATAATTTGCCTTCCAATATATCGTACATAGTATTGAACGGCTATTTTCTTGGCCATCTCAACACCCCAGTCGCAAACTGAATTACCTTGAAATTGTAGTAGCCCATCTTTTTTAAATGCTTCCTCAACATCTTGCCTTGGCAAATCGACAACAAAATACCCTCCGCAATGCTTCGAAACAGTGGTTGTATACACGTCAAATTGTACAAACTTTTCTCTGTATTCGGCATCTTGAAATGCACCCCGGCGATATGGAAAGTCAAGGATTTCCTTTATAAATTCAAGCAAATGTGTATAAAAACCCACATGACTATAGGTTTGGAACATTTTATCCTTGAGATAAGCTGTTACAGCTTTCTCTTTAACACAACGTTCATGTTCAAACCTTTTAATAAGCAGTCCTAAGTGGTTATATCGTAATTCTTCTTCTAAGCTGAGTTCATCTCCTGCAAAAAGTTTGACCTCAATATCAGCAAATTGGGACTTGGCAAGGTCGATCCGCTTATCTGTTATGGTCACAGTAAAAGGTTGGTTCCCGCCACCCACATACCACCTCATTATGCGGTTCTTAACTTCGATTGAAAAATCATCGGCTTTGCAATCTGTATAGTTTGTGGAGAAAACCTTTTGCGCACCGTCTTCCGAAGTTACATCTAGTTTGATGTTTTGCTCGGCAAAAGAGATGCAAAAATCAAATTGTAGATGGTTGTCGGGCTGGATGTTTGTCATTTTCGTCTGTACTGAAAAATTTTGACTAGAAGTGAATTCAGATGTAGATTTCTCTTTCGTGCGCAATACAGCAACATTTACATGTCGATTAATGCCGCTACCAATATCGCTAGTAAATTTCCATCCTGAATGCTTAGTAGACCTTTCATGCCAAGCTTCATAGGTAGCACGGCCGAGAGTGTTGTCCTGCCGATTTAAAATAATATAGTGTAAAACTCCCAAAAGAAAGGGCTGAAAATCAATATTGACTAATGATGTTAGTGCCTTTTTGCTTAAAGCCTGTCCAGTACTTTGAATGTAAAATAGATCTGAATCTTTAATAGCAGCATCCAACTCTACAACCTCAAGTAGTGCCTTTATAAGCCATTCAACTTTAGAGGTGTTTTCTATATCTAAATAGCTATCCACAAAATCTGACATTCTCCCAAGGGTGTCAGAATAGTTGTTTTTTATAGCATCATCGAAACTATCAATAACATGTTTTTCATTAAAGGGAATATAAGTACCACCTGAAAACTGACAAGATTTATATTCGGAAGTGTTTTTCTTAAAAGTAGTAAGATAAGAAATCTCTTTTTTACGATTTGTTACATAAATAAGACCTTTTAAGACCTCGGTATCAGAAAAACTGTCGTTCCCACCTTGCAATCTACCTCGTGCATTACCACGCTGTTTTCTTGCCTGTAAGAGTAATGTAAAAAAGATCCCACCGGAAAGGTATGGGTGATTAATATTATCCATGAATAGACCCCCAAAGCAAAATAGTAACTAAATAAACCTTAGTAACTGTTACGGGAAACCCAATAAACTATAAGCTAATTCTTAGAGGGAGAGTTACTTAAGGTTTTTTATTGTGGAATAAAAGCTGTCAAATTAATCATATCAAAGCTGCGTGGTAAATTCCACCATATGGCTTAATAAAAGTTTAATTAATGGAAATCCGACAGTAGACTTTCTTTCTACAAAAATATTTAATGCCTGATTTGCAATAAGGGCAAAGGATACATAAGTTGTTTCGCTCCAGTCCTAAATGACTGTGGCGGTGCAATAGAAGTACCTTCCCTTATTGCGCTCATTTTTAAGATAAAAGGGTCTGTGTACTTCTAGGCACAGACCTATTTTTGTATTCTTTGCCGCCAGTGCAGTCCGGCGGAAAGGGTGCAAAAAAATGTCAATCAATGACAATCATGGTCAACCAAAGAACAAGGATTTCTACAACGGTGCATGGCACTTAACAATCGACAACCAAGTGATAGAAGTCACAGAAGAAGTCTATCGGGCCTACAAGCAACCACTCTGGGCCGAAAACAAGCGCAAGGAAAGAGAGAAGCGTTGCATCATTAGTAATGGAAGAGGTGGAACCAAACGTTGCATGGATGATTGTAGTACATGTGATAATCAAAGAACAAGAAACGTCCTATCGCTGGACAAGTTTAGTGCTGATGGTTTCGACGTTCCTGATTCAGTAAATATTGATGAACTTCTAGAGGACAAGCTACTTCTTGAGGAACTCTATGCAGCCCTTGATGAGCTTGACCCGGAGAATCGCCGTATCGCTGAACTCTTCAGCATGGGGAAAACTGAACGTGAAATATCAGATTGTATCGGTCGGTCTCAAAAGACAATCAACAATCGTAAACTAAAGATTTTTGCCTATCTAAAAGAACTTTTGAAGGATTGTGAGTAATTAATTACTCACAATACCCTCTGGGGTCCTGTGGATATCAGAGGGTATAATCAAAACTATTTTTCAAAGTCATTACTCAAACTTCTACCTTTTGTCCTTTGGAGGTTGAGGGAAAAAAAACAGCCCTCGGAACGGAGGTTAAACAATGCAGAAACAAGCAAACCAAACTGACACTAATAGCCGTGACTCTGAGATGGATGAGAAATTGGCGGATGTTCTCACAGCCATCAGCGTAGTGTCAAAGCGACTTGCGAAAAAATTATTAACCCTTAAGCAGCAAGAAGAGGAACGGGGGAGAGCAAAAGATGAGTGATCTATCTCAAGTTGTAACAGAACTGCGAAACGCTGTTCAATCACTTAACAGCGCAGCAGATTTACTTACTAAATTTTTTAATAGCAGTGGTGGTATCCAGATAACATCTTCGCAAGAAACAGAGGAAAACCCCATTACTCTTGAAGCAGTTAGAGCAGTTCTTGCTGATAAAGCATTAGCTGGGTATACATCTGAGGTTCGAGCACTATTAGAAAAACATGGTGCTGAGAAACTATCTGAAATCTATCCTGCGAAGTATCCCGCACTGCTTAAGGAAGCAGAGGTGCTAGGCAATGGGTAAACACGCATTGCTTTCAGCCTCATCTTCTAGTAGGTGGATAAGCTGCCCACCATCAGCTAGGCTTGGCGAAAACTATGAGGACAAGGGTAGCGATTATGCTGCTGAAGGTACATCTGCACATTTACTTTGCGAGTATAAATTAAAAAAAGCATTAGGTTTAGATGCTAAAGAACCTACAGCAGATCTTACCTTTTATAACGAGGAGATGGAAAAATGTGCAGACGGTTATACCGAATTTATCCTGGGACTGCTAGAAAAAGCAAAGGAATCCTGCAAAGATCCAATTATTCTTATTGAACAGCGTCTCGACTTTTCAAAATATGTTAAAGAAGGTTTTGGCACAGTAGATGCACTGCTTATTGCAGATGGAACTATCCACGTAGCAGATTATAAACACGGAGCAGGTATTTTGGTAGAATCCCAAGACAACCCACAAATGAAGCTTTATAGTTTAGGCGCATTGGAATTATTCGATGACATCTACGACATTGATAATGTTTCCATGACTGTTTATCAGCCACGCAGGGATAATGTTTCTACCTACATAGTATCAAAAGAAAATCTGTATCAGTGGGCTGAAGAAATAATAAAACCTGCTGCAGAATTAGCCTATGCCGGGGAAGGTAATTACCAATGCGGTGAATGGTGCCGGTTTTGCAAAGCGAAAAATGAGTGCCGAGCTAGAGCCGAACACAATCTGGAACTTGCCCGCTATGACTTTAAGCTTCCTCCTTTATTGGAAGATGATGAGGTAGATAATATTCTTGAAAAAATTGACGCCCTTGTATCATGGGCTAATGACATCAAGGATTATGCATTGCGAAGCGCTCTAAGCGGAAAGCATTGGAGTGGCTGGAAGCTTGTGGAAGGCAAAAGCAACCGTAAATACATTAATGAAGATGCAGTAGCAAAGGTAGTACAGGCAGCAGGCTACGATCCCTTTGAACACAAGGTCATTGGAATTAGTGCTATGGAAAAAAAACTTGGTAAAAGTAAATTTGCTGAACTACTAGGTAATCTTGTAGAAAAACCTCAAGGCAAACCTACACTAGTTTTGCATAGCGATAAACGCCCTACTATTAATACTGTACAACAAGATTTTAGTGAATTATAAGGAGGAAAACAATATGTCAAACAACCCTACAAAAGTTATAACTGGTCCTGATACTCGTTGGTCTTATGCCAATATTTGGGAAGCAAAATCAATTAATGGTGGTACTCCAAAGTTTTCAGTATCGCTTATTATCCCCAAATCTGATACCAAAAATGTAGAAAAAATCAAGGCTGCCATTGAAGCTGCATACCGTGAGGGAGAAGGTAAGCTAAAAGGAAATGGTAAAACTGTACCACCTCTTTCAGCTATTAAAGAACCTTTACGTTGTGGTGATACTGAGAGACCTGATGATGCAGCTTATGCTAATGCCTATTTCATTAACGCTAATTCTACAAGCGCACCTGGCATTGTAGATGCTGATCGTCAGCCTATTCTTGAGAGATCTGAAGTTTACAGCGGAGTATATGGCAGGGTAAGCATCAACTTCTATGCCTTTAATAGCAATGGTAATAAAGGCATTGCCTGTGGGCTAAATAACTTGCAAAAAATTCGTGACGGCGAAGCCTTAGGTGCTAAAAGCAGACCGGAGGATGATTTTGCTACCGAAATTGATGAGGACTTTCTCTCATGAGAACCTTAACCCTAGATTTGGAAACCTATTCAAGCATAAACCTCACCGAGTGTGGGGTTTATGCCTATAGTAGTTCTTCTGATTTTGAAATTCTACTTTTAGCTTACGCATTTGATGATGGCGAGGTAGAAATAATCGACATAGCTAGTGGAGAACAGATTCCTAGTGAGCTTCATAGCGCATTAACAAACCCTGAAATTATTAAAACAGCTTTTAATGCTAATTTTGAAAGAACCTGTCTTGCTAGATACTTTAGAACATTAATGCCACCAGAACAATGGCGGTGTAGCCAAGCCCATTCCCTAACGCTAGGTCTACCAGCTAGTTTGGAAGGAGTTGCTAAATGCATGAATTTATCGCAGCAAAAAATAAGTGAAGGTAAAGGCTTAATAAGATATTTTTCCACGCCCTGCAAGCCGACTAAAGCCAATAATGGGAGAACCAGAAACTTACCCAAGCATGACCTTGTAAAGTGGGAGCAATTTAAGACGTACTGCAAGCAAGATGTAGAAGTGGAGCAGGCTATAAGGAAAAAACTAGAACGCTACCCTATGCCGGAAAAAGAAATAAGGCTGTGGTGTTTAGACCAAAAAACAAATGACTTAGGCGTAAGAGTTGATATGAAGTTTGTACAAAACGCCATTTATTTCAATGAAGCCTATCAGAAGAAATTAATAAAAGAAGCCAAGGATTTAACTGGGCTTGATAACCCAAACAGCCCTGCCCAGCTAAAAACTTGGCTAAATGATATACACGAAATTAAAGTGGAGAGTTTATCTAAAGATGTAGTATCAGAACTGCTAAAAGAAACCCATATTGAAGACGTTAAGCATTTATTAAAACTTAGGCAAGATATGTCAAAAACCTCAGTGAAAAAGTATGAGGCTATGAAGCGGGTTATAAGAAAAGACGAAAGAGCCGGTGGATTATTGAAATATTATGGAGCAAGTCGAACAGGGCGATGGGCAGGTAGGCTAATTCAAATTCAAAACCTGCCTAGAAACTCCATGGAGGATTTACACATTGCAAGAGAGATTTTAAAAGCTGGAAACTATGAAACCATGGAGCTACTTTTTGACTCAGTACCGGACACCTTATCCCAACTTATAAGAACAGCTTTCATCCCATCCCCCGGTTGTCGGTTTATTGTATCGGATTTTAGCTCTATTGAAGCCCGGATTATTGCATGGCTAGCCGGAGAAAAATGGGTTGTAGAAACTTTTAAAGGGCATGGGAAGATTTATGAAATGGCAGCAAGCCGTATGTTTGGCGTACCCCTTGAGAAAATTGTTAAGGGCAATCCTGAGTATGAGCTAAGAGCAAAAGGGAAGATAGCAACTTTGGCATGTGGTTACCAAGGGAGTGTAGGTGCACTTATTGCCATGGGAGCATTAAAGATGGGTTTAAAGGAAGAAGAACTGCCAGAGATTGTAGCTGCATGGCGAAATTCTAACCCTAACATAGTCAAGCTTTGGTGGAATATTGAAAAAGCAGCAATCAAATCAGTAAAAGAAAAAACAGCAGTCACTATGCAGTATGGTCTTAAATTTTACTACAAAAGTGGCATGCTATTTATCAGATTGCCCTCGGGTAGAAGTTTAGCCTATGTACGACCTAGGATTGAAATAGATACTCGGTTTAATAAAGAAAAACTTACCTATGAAGGGGTGGATCAAACCACAAAAAACTGGGGGCGCATAAGCACATACGGAGGCCGGCTGGTGGAGAATTGTGTTCAAGCAATTGCAAGAGACTGCTTAGCTGAAGCACTTCTTAGGCTTGATGAAGCAGGTTATAAGGTGGTAATGCATTGCCACGATGAGGTGGTGTTAGATGTTCCTCAAAAAAAAGGTTCACTAGATAAGGTTAATACTATTATGTGTCAGCCCATCAAATGGGCACCAGGGTTGCCGATGCAAGCAGATGGTTTTGAAACAGAATTCTATAAAAAAGATTAATAAAAGGTACTCAAAATAATAATTTCTGTCCTGTGAATAATAAGGAGCTTAAACCCTTAGTAAATTACAGGAGGTAAAATTTTTATGTTTTATGTTAAAGCAAGATTTAACGATGTTGTCGAGATTACCACAGAAATCCATGATGACAATGTGTTTGGTATCTGTCCTGATTGCGGGTGTGAAGTTAATGTTGACCTTGTAGAAATTTTAAATTCTAAATACGGAGATCTAAATGGCACAGCAGTTTACTGCCTTAAATGTAGTAAGAGCGGAATGGAGGGCGGCATATGAAAGAATTGATACCTAAAGACAAATATGGTGTTTTCGCTGACAGAGAGAACACTGCAAGAGTAGACAGCCTTTATATCGCCCAATATTTTGAGAAAGAACATTTTCATGTTCTTCGCGATATAGCAAGAATCACTGACTCCAAATCTGGATTGAGTGAAGATTTTGTTAGTTCAAACTTTAAATCTAGTTTTTATAAGGATAGTACAGGGAGAAGACTACCGTGTTATTTTATGACACGCGATGGGTTTACAATGTTGGTCATGGGCTACACGGGTCAGAAAGCAATGAGATTCAAGGAAAAGTATATTCGTCGCTTTAACAAGATGGAGCAGTTTATTAATACTCTTGTGTCAGCTCGTGAGGAATTCCCTTTACTTACCGAAAATATTAAGCTACTACACGATAATCCTAAGCCATATCACTTCAGCAATGAGTGCGATATGCTTAATCGCATTGTTATTGGGATGTCAGCAAAGCAGTTTAGATTGACAAATAACATAGAAAAAGGAAAAAGTATTAGACCTTATCTTAGTGATGAACAAATCAGTATGCTTGAAACCTTACAAAAAATTGATGTAGGTTTGCTTGTGGCAGTCCCAGATTATCAACAACGAAAGCGTTATTTGGAGTGGTACGTAACTAAGATGAAGGAAAAGGCTATATAAAATAATTTACAGTGAAATATTTTGCAAAGAGGAGAAGGCAGAAAGAAAGCCTGCCTTCAAACCTCTTGAAGCAATGAAGTTTAAGGAGGGAAGGCCTTAGAATGAAGTTTACTTTACATACAGCAGATTGCGCAGGAAATCTTTCAAACTGCATTTATTCCCAAAAGGCTGTAATTGAGGATAAGGAAACCTTTCTTAAAGCAATTAAGTTTGACCATGTTACAGCAGAATATAAAGACAACTACCGCAGCAAGGATAATTTTATTCAGGCTGATAATGTAGCACTTGATTGTGATAATGACCACTCGGAGGATCCTAAAGAGTGGGTTACTTCATCTGATGTTGCAAGGGTATTTTCAGGTATTCCTTTTGCAGTGGCATATAGCAGAAATCATATGAAGCAGAAAGGCAATAAGTCTGCACGTCCAAGGTTTCATGTATATTTTATGATTCCAATAACAACAGACCAAATTGAATATGCCACATTAAAGCAGCAGATTGTATCGGCATTTCCCTACTTTGACGTAAATGCTATTGATAGTGCGAGGCTTATATTTGGCACCGATAATGCAGATGTAGAAATCTATGAAGGTGATAAAAGTATTACTGAATTTTTAGAAGATGTTGCTTTTATTAACTGGGATAACGAACAAGAAGAGATACCTGAGGGAAAACGTAATAGTACAATGTCAAATTACGCAGGAAAAATCATCAAGCGTTATGGGGATACAGATCAGGCATATGATTTATTCCTGAAAAAGGCAGAGAATTGCAATCCACCACTTGAAGAGAGTGAACTTAAACTGATATGGAAAAGTGCAGCTAATTTTGGAAAACGGGTGTCAGTACAGAAAGGATATATACCACCTGAGGCTTACAACTCAGATATATTATTAAAGCCTGATGATTTTTCTGATGTTGGACAGGCAGTTGTTCTATCAAGAGAATATGCAGCTACCCTTAGATACTCTTCGGCCACAGATTATATCGTATACAACGGTAGCTTTTGGGAGGAGTCAAAGTCAAAGGCACAGGCGGTCGCACAAGAACTTACCACTAGACAGCTAGATGAAGCTGAATCAGAGATGAAAAAAGCGATGGCCAAAATGGTTAAAAACGGTGCTGCAGAAATAATGGCATCAATGGGAGCTAAAAAAGCCATAAACTCTTTTAACAAAGAACAGGCTCATTTTTTTAATATGTATGAAGCAGCTACTTTATACAGGAACTACGCTATTAAACGCAGAGATTCAAAATATATTACATCAGTATTAAAAGAGGCCCGCCCTATGCTTGAAATTGAACAAAGAACACTTGATGCAGATGAGTTCTTGCTAAATACCCCTTCTGCTACATATGACTTGCGTAAGGGGACTAAACTAGAGCAGGATTCTTCTAATTTTATTACAAAGCAAACAGAGGTAGACCCAAATGATGTAGGAGCAAGCAAATGGGAGGACGCACTAAATATATTTTTCTTAAGTGACGCAGATCTTATTGACTATGTACAAAAAATCGTGGGGCTTTGTGCTATTGGTAAAGTTTATGTGGAGGCTTTAATTATTGCTTATGGCGAAGGTCGTAACGGCAAATCGACTTTTTGGAATACGGTATCAAGGGTACTTGGTTCATATAGTGGTAATATCTCAGCAGATATGCTGACAGTAGGCTGTCGCAGAAATGTAAAACCGGAGCTAGCCGAAGCTAAGGGAAAAAGACTATTGATTGCAGCAGAAATGGAAGAGGGTATGCGTCTTAATACCTCTAACGTTAAACAGCTTTGCTCCACAGATGAAATATATGCGGAAAAGAAATATAAAGACCCTTTTAGCTATATCCCAAGTCATACTTTAGTGCTGTATACCAATCACCTTCCAAAAGTTGGGGCGATTGATGAAGGTACATGGCGAAGGTTGATTCTTATTCCTTTTGCAGCAAAGATTCAAGGAAATCAGGATATAAAAAATTATGCAGATTATCTTTTCGAGAACGCTGGCGGTGCGATATTAGCTTGGATTATTGAGGGGGCAAAAAAAGCAATTAAAGATGCATATAGAATAGAACCTCCACAGAAAGTTAAAGATGCGATGCAGGCATATAAGGAAAACAATGACTGGCTTTCACATTTTCTTACAGAGTGCTGTGAGATTGATAAAACATTTACAGCAAAGTCTGGTGAAGTGTATAACGAATATCGTGCTTTTTGTTTTCGAACAGGTGAGTTCGCACGAAGTACAGCTGATTTTTATACTGTACTAGACTCAGAAGGGTTTGAAAGGCATAAGACCAAAAAAGGTGCGGTTATTAAAGGGTTTAGGCTGAAATCTGAATTTATGGAATAAGCCTATTTTCTATAAAGGTGATGGTCGATGATAGTCATTTATATAACTTTTCTATAGGGTTAAAAAAATAGCCTATATATAAAGTTAAGGAAATAACCATCACCGACCATCACCACTTAGTTATCACTGATGTTAAAGGAGGTAAAATGACAGAAAAAAATATAGAGCAGATGCTAGTAAAAGAAGTGAAAAGAAGAGGTGGACGTGCTTTTAAGTTAATATCCCCAGGTATAAATGGAGTGCCTGACCGGCTGGTACTTTTGCCTAACGGAAAAATAGGTTTTATAGAAGTAAAAGCACCTGGCAAGAAAATGAGACCTATTCAGATAAAGCGAAAAGCACAGTTAGAGTCACTAGGGTTTTTAGTTTATTGCTTAGATGACCCAGAAGATATTAGGGGTGTGTTAAATGAAATATCAGCCACATGATTATCAAACTTACTCAACTGATTTTATTTTAAAACATAATGTTGCAGGACTTTTTCTTGAACCAGGGCTTGGTAAAACAGTAATCACCTTAACAGCTATCTTTAGCTTACTTTATGATTATTTTGATGCTACTAAAGTATTAGTTATTGCACCTTTAAGAGTAGCTAGAGATACTTGGATTCGAGAATGTGAAAAATGGGAGCATCTTAATGGTTTGACTATCTCTAATGTACTAGGCAGTGAAAAAGAAAGGAAAATGGCCCTTTATAAAAAAGCTGATATTTATGTAATTAATAGAGAAAATGTTCCTTGGCTAGTCGAGCTTTATAAAAATGATTGGCCATTTGACATGGTTATTATTGATGAACTATCTAGTTTTAAATCTCCATCAGCCAAAAGGTTTAAGGCATTAAAGAAAGTGCGTCATAAAATCAAACGTATAGTAGGGTTAACAGGTACTCCTGCACCTAATAATCTTTTAGATATTTGGAGTCAAGTCTATCTCTTAGATGGCGGTCAAAGGTTAGGTAGAACTTTTACAGGCTACCGCAGCAGGTATTTTCATCCACAGAAGTTTGTTAATGGTATTATTCCTACTGATTATGTTCTTAACGAAGATGCTGAAGATAAAATCTATGAAAAAATAACTGATATTTGTATTAGCATGAAGGCTTTGGAGTATATCAAAATGCCTGACTGTATATTAAATAAAGTTGAAGTTAGCTTATCAGATAAAGAAATGAAACTATACCGTCAGTTAGAAAAAGATCTATTACTACCTTTTGAGGATAGTGATGTAGATGCTGCCAATGCAGCAGTCTTATCTAACAAACTCCTACAAATGGCAAATGGTGCGGTCTATGATGAGCATGGTGATGTTAAGTATATTCATGATAATAAACTAGATGCCCTAGAAGATTTAATAGAATCAGCTAATGGAAAACCTGTTCTTATTTATTATAGCTTTAAACATGATAAGGATCGAATCAAGAAACGTTTTGATGCAAAAGAGATTAACACCTCAGAAGATATAGCAAAGTGGAATGCGGGAAATATTAATATAGCTCTGTGCCATCCAGCATCAGCAGGTCATGGTCTTAATTTACAAGATGGTGGTTGTACTATTATCTGGTTTGGACTTACTTGGAGTTTAGAACTATACAGCCAAGCCAATGCAAGACTATGGAGACAAGGACAAAAGAATACGGTTGTAATTCACCACACTATTGCTAAAGACACTATCGATGAACGGGTTATGAAAGCAATTGAAGATAAAGATACTAGCCAGACGGCTTTAATTGAAGCTGTCAAAGCTAGACTGAAGGAGGGTTTTTAAAGTGGCAGATATAGATAAAAAAATAGTATTCATATGTTCACCATTCGCCGGTGATATCAAAGGTAATTCACAACGTGCAAGAAGGTATGGGAGATTTGCTGTAAGTAAAGGCGCAGTGCCATTTGTGCCGCATCTTTTATACCCACAAATTTTAAATGAGCATGATCCAGAAGAGAGAAACTTAGGAATTAATTTAGGATTAAATATATTAGCTAAATGTCAAGAGTTATGGGTTTTTGGTGAGTATATCTCCCCTGGTATGAGTATTGAGATTAATCAGGCAAAAAAGCTTATGATGCCGATTAAATATTTTAGTACCAGTTGCAAAGAGATGAAAAATGAAAAAGACTGTTTTGCTTATAAAAATAAGAAGTGCACTATTTTAACAATTAATAAATGCAAAGGGCCAGATTGTTCATTCTTAAAAACTAAAGAACAGGCGAAAGAAGAACAAGAAAAGATTATTGAAAGAATACGTTCACTAGATAGAGAAACACAAAAGTTTATTATCGATACTTACTACAAGGGTAAACTCGAAGTCAAATAATTAGGGGGGGATGGGTTTTGAAAGCTAAAGAATACTTATCACAGGGGATTTGGCTTGATCAGATAATTGATAGTAAGTTAGAGCAATTGGAATCATTAAAGAGTTTAGCTACAAAAGTTACTGCAACATTTACCCATACAAAAGTTTCAGGAGGTAATGATGTAAGAAGCCCCGCAGAAAATGCTATTGTAAAAGTTATAGATTTAGAAAATGAAATCAATGCAGATATAGATAGACTAGTAGATTTAAAAAGGGAAATCCTAGAAACGATTAATAAGGTTAATGACTTAAACTATAGATTGCTCCTTGAGATGCGCTACATTAGTGGAAAGTCGTGGGAAGAGATATCAGCAGATTTAGGTTATGAACGTAGTTGGGTGTTTCGTGTACATGGAAAAGCATTAAAAGTCATAGAACAAAAATTAAAAGCGACTAAAAGCAACTAAAAGCAACTAAAAGCGACTTTAAACCACTATGCAATGTTGATATTATATAAGATGTAAAGGTATAGAAATAATCAAGAGAATCACATGCTGTTTGGATATGCCTAAGGGATAGATCGTTACGACTCCCGGGAAACGCAGTATTAAAGCCCAAAGGAGTAAACTCCCGAGGGCTTTTTCTATGCCCATTAAACAGGAGTTGAGAAAAATGAAATGCAAAAAATGTGTATGGGGAACATGGTATACGACAAAGAAGGTGTATTGCATGTTCCCTAGTTGTTTTAAAGAGGTGAAAGAAAATGCCTTACAAACCAAAAACACCATGTCGTTATCCTGGGTGTCCAGAACTAACAACTAATACTTATTGTAAGTTTCATACTAATGATAGACCTAGTGCTGCAAGTCGTGGTTATGACAGTAGGTGGAGAAAAGCAAGAAAGAGATTCTTAAAAGCTAATCCATTATGCAGGTACTGTGAAAAAGAAGGTAGGATTACACCTGCTACAGTAGTGGATCATATAGTTCCACATCGAGGTGATGAAAAACTATTCTGGGATGAGGGTAACTGGCAGCCATTATGTAAGAGGTGCCATGATAGGAAGACTAGGACAAAAGATCAGTATCAAGAGTACAGCTATTAACATAAAATTCCATAAGCCCTGCTAGGGGGGAGGGGAGTCATAATCTCTAAACCCTTATAGCACCGGGACCGCCGCCCTCTCATGCGTGAATTTTCGCGGAATTAAATAAGGGGGGTTATCCATTTTATAGATAAAATGACTTAGACATAAGAATTAATATGGCCCTTTAACGCTTTTACAATTGCGATAACGTTAGGATTAACAGCCAAAAGTTTACTATAATCAATAAACTGCAAATTAATAATATATAAACGCCTTTTAAAGCTTGGCAGATAGCTATATAAGGGCGTTTTTTATTTTCACGCAAAAGGAGTGTGCGAGATGACAGAATTAGAAAAGCAAAAAATATATGAGCTACGACTTAAAGGAGTTGGATATAAAGCCATAGGTGCATTACTTGGTATATCGCGGGATAGTGTTCGAGGGTTATGTAAAAGAAACGGTTTAGATGGAGATTCAAAAGTAGTTTCTTTAAATGTCAAAGAAAAAATAAATAACCATTTACTGTGTTTTTGCTGTGCAAAACCAATTAAACAAACAGGGCGTGGTAGAACAAGAAAATTTTGTTCTACAGAATGTCGGCGGAAATGGTGGAAGGAAAATCCGCAGGCACGAAGTAAAAGTGAAACAGCTATATATCATTATACTTGTCCACATTGTGGTAAAGAGTTTAGTAGTTATGGTAACAAAAAAAGAAAATACTGCGGCCATGACTGCTATATAAAATCAAGATTTTGGAGTGATGAAGATGAAGTTTATGAAACTGGAAATAGATAAACTAATACCAGCCAGTTATAACCCAAGAAAAAAGTTAAAACCCGGTGATAGTGAATTTGAGAAAATAAAAAATAGCATAACCGAGTTTGGTTATGTTGAGCCGATTATAGTTAATAAAGACCTAACGGTAATTGGTGGACACCAAAGAATATCTGTATTGAAGTCATTAGGTTATACCGAGATTGACTGTGTGGTTATAGATATTGATAAGACCAAGGAAAAAGCGTTAAATATTGCTCTTAATAAAATTAGTGGTGAATGGAATAGAGAATTGCTTGGTGAACTTATTATGGATCTACAGTCGCAGGATTTTGATATTAAATTTACTGGTTTTGAACCTCCAGAAATAGATGAGTTATTTAGTAATATTCATGATAAAGATGTTACAGATGATGACTTTGATGTAGATGCTGCTCTAGAAGAAGAACCTATATCAAAACAAGGAGATATATGGCTTCTAGGCAGACACAAACTTATTTGTGGTGATAGCACCAAAACTGAAATATATGAAAAACTGATGGATGGCAAGAAAGCTAATCTAGTAGTTACCGATCCCCCGTATGGTGTGTCTTATGATGGGAGCCAAGGAACAATCAAGAATGATAACTTAAAAGACCAAGAGTTTTATCAATTTTTACTTAGTGCTTTCGAAAACATGGAGGCTGTAATGGCTGATGACGCATCTATCTATGTTTTTCATGCAGATACCAAAGGGTTAATTTTTAGACGGGCTTTTGAAGATGCTGGCTTTTATTTATCAGGGGTGTGTCAGTGGGTTAAACAATCACTGGTATTAGGAAGGTCTCCATATCAGTGGAAAAATGAACCTTGCTTATTTGGCTGGAAGAAAAAAGGCAAACATAAATGGTATGCAGGAAGAAAAGAAACTACTGTATGGGAATTTGATAAACCCTCTAGTAGTAAACTTCACAGCACTATGAAACCTATTCCATTAATTGCTTACCCGATTAAAAATAGTACAACTACTAATGCTATTGTAGTTGACCCCTTCTCAGGTAGTGCATCTACACTAATAGCCTGTGAGCAATTGGATAGGGTTTGTTATGCAATAGAGCTAGAAGAAAAGTTTGTGGATGTAGGAATTAAACGATATATCGAACAAGTAGGCTCTGATGAAGAAGTTTTTCTAATAAGAGAAGGTGAGAAAATACCTTTTAAAAACATTAACAATGCAGCATAAACCCCTTGCTATCCCTGTGTTTTTGAGTGATATATAGACATACCAAAAGCACAGGAGGGATTTTATGGATAGAAAACAAATAGTAAAAAGAATGGAAGATCATTTTAAAGTAAAGGCAAAATACTTATACCTACCTACATATGCTTATGAAATTACAACAGATGATGAAACCTACACTATTAGCAAGGAAGGAAAAATAGTAACAGCAGCTGGTTTAGAAATGAAACTGGAAGAAGTATTAAATAAAGCTGTTACAGAACCGTTTGAAGAAACTATAGAAACGACAGCATTAAAAACCTTAGCAGTTGATGAAACCAAAGAAAATTTAGGTTTTAAAATTGATATTTCTTTAGAAGGTCATAGTGGCAGAACCCTAAGAAATCTAATAAACATGATATACAGCAAACAGGACTTAATTAAAAAATCAATAGGTTTAATAGACAACATAGTAGAGGATGATTTAGTTGCAGACATTAATATAGCTAAAGCTGAAACCATACAAGAATTTAAATTAGATATTAAGCCACTTGAAACCAACATAGAAATAGACGATGAAAGTATAACCTTTAATTTACCACAAACACCAAAAGATGAAGGAGTAGCTATCCAGTTATTTAACCTAATCGATGCAAAATCTAAAAACCAGAAACATGTAGTATTTAATGCAAAGCCTACTGATAATGAAAAGTACACATTTAGAACATGGCTACTTAGACTTGGGATGATAGGTGATGAATATAAAGAGGCGAGAAAAGTTCTACTTAAAAACTTAAGTGGGAACGCAGCTTTTAGACAAGGGGGCAAGTAGTCATGAATCAAAGAATATTAAAGGTTTATGAAAGCTCAAATAGTAAATCTAAAAACATCCCATGTATAAGATTGCAAGGGCAGTGGCTTAAAAGATTAGGTTATGAAATTGGTGATAACATCATTGTAAAAGAAGAAGAAGGTAAACTAGTAATTGAACCTATAGAAAAAAATAACCTTAATCATTCTCGATAAGGCTTTAAACATATGCACTTGGTCTAATAAGCCATTACCCCGTAAGAATGAAATATAATAACAGTGTTTTGACAAAGGGCCATTAAGGCTCTTTTTTGTTATATATAAATTAAATAAAGGAGGTGATACCTGTGGCCCAACGTGGACGTAAACCAAAGCCAACAGCAATAAAAGTGCTGGAAGGTAATCCAGGTAAGCGGGATATAAATAAACATGAGCCCAAACCAAAAAAGCAAGCACCAAGATGTCCTACTTGGCTTGAACCAGAAGCCAAAAAGGAATGGCGAAGAATGGTCAAGCAACTAGAACAGCTAGGTTTATTAACAGAAATAGATATGGCCGCTTTCGCTGGATATTGTCAAGCTTACGCTAGGTGGAAAGAAGCAGAAGAATTTATAACTAAACATGGCACAATTGTTAAAACTCCTTCAGGATATTGGCAGCAAGTGCCACAAGTATCAATTGCCCAGACCTATTTAAAACTAATGAATAGATTCTGTGAGCAGTTTGGGCTAACACCTTCATCTAGAAGTAGAATTGTAGCAGATACACCTGACATAACTGAAGACCCTATGGAACTTGTTCTTTTTAAGGGTGGTGGTTAAAAGTGTATGATGAAAAGAGAGCTCAACATGCTGTAAATTTTATTAACTGCTTAAAACATACTAAAGGACAGTGGAGAGGCGTACCTTTTGATTTATTACCTTGGCAAGACAAAATTATAAGAGATATTTTTGGTACAGTTAAAGAAAATGGTTATAGGCAATATAATACAGCCTATATTGAGGTGCCTAAGAAAAATGGCAAAAGTGAACTAGCTGCAGCAGTAGCATTACTTATGACTTGTGGGGATAATGAATGGGGCGCTGAGGTTTATGGTTGTGCTTCAGATCGTCAACAAGCATCCATTGTATTTGATGTTGCAGTAGATATGGTAGATCAATCTCCTGCTTTAAAAAAGAGAATTAAGCCAGTTATGTCTATAAAACGCTTAATATATAAACCAACTAACAGTTTTTATCAGGTATTATCAGCTGAAGCCTACACAAAACACGGGCTTAATGTCCATGCAGTTGTATTTGACGAGCTTCACGCTCAACCAAACAGAGATTTATTCGATGTTATGACAAAAGGTTCTGGTGATGCAAGGCTTCAACCACTATATTTTTTAATAACAACAGCAGGTACAGATAGAAATTCAATCTGTTATGAAGTACATCAAAAAGCAGTAGATATACTTGAAGGTAGAAAAAATGATCCTACTTTTTATCCCGTAATATATGGTATTAATGACAATGATGATTGGAGCTTAGAAGAAAACTGGTATAAAGCTAATCCATCTTTAGGTTATACAATTGATGTAGAGAAAGTTAGAAATGCATATAACAGTGCAGTAGATAATCCTGCGGAAGAAAATTTATTTAGGCAATTAAGACTTAACCAGTGGGTAAAACAATCAGTCCGGTGGATGCCAATGGAGAAATGGGATTCTTGTGATGAAAATATAGATTTAGATTCTTTAAGGGGAAGAGAATGTTACGCAGGATTAGATTTATCTAGTACAACAGATATTACTGCTTTCGTTTTAGTATTTCCACCAAGAACAGAGCAGGAGAATTATATTATTTTACCTTACTTTTGGATACCAGATGAAAACTTAAAAGTAAGAGTTAGACGTGATCATGTTCCATATGATGTTTGGGAAAAGCAAGGATATATTAAAACTACAGAAGGAAATGTAGTCCATTATGCTTTTATTGAAAAAACCATTGAAGAGTTAGGTAAGATTTATAACATAAAAGAAATAGCTTTTGATAGATGGGGTGCTATTCAAATGGCCCAAAATCTTGATGATATGGGGTTTACAGTTATACCATTCGGGCAAGGGTATAAGGACATGTCACCATCTTCAAAGGAACTTATGAAGCTAACACTTGAAAAAAAGATAGCCCATGGTGGTAATCCTGTCTTAAGGTGGATGATGGATAATATCTACATCAAAACTGATCCAGCTGGCAATATCAAACCGGATAAGGATAAAAGTACTGAAAAGATAGATGGTGCAGTTGCCTTAATTATGGCACTGGATAGAGCTATCAGGAATGAAGGTAGAAGTGGTGGAAGTGTATATGATGATAGAGGGATATTGATATTGTAACCGTATATAATCATAGGTGATTAATGATGGTTGTTAGCTGTAAAATTGCTAAATCAGGCTGCTCGAATAATTGTTATACTATAAATAGCAAAAATCGAGGGGGCGAATTAATGGATAAAAAACAGATTTCGGATAAGCAATTTATTAATTGTTATCGATCAGCAGGTCTATGGTTTGTTGCACTTTATATGGAAGCATTTATTTTAAGAATTAATGAACTAAAAGATAGTGTATCAAAAACTAAATTTATTGAAGAAATCTACAACGATGGAGATAATGAATTTGATAAAGAAATTAGTGCAACAAGAACAAGAGTAAATTGCTTGTTAAGAATAATAGAATCAGGAAGAGCGATAGAAGCATTAGAAGTTGTAGTCAACTCTAAATTAAACAAACAATTTCCAGAAGCAGTTTATGAAGCTGAAAAATTATCTCGAAGAATAAGAAATGGTGAGATTATAATACCTACATAATTAAATGACAAAGAAATATCGAGTGCATTAACGTTTCCTTAGCACTAATTATTGCATTAGACAGGGAGTGTTATGGTAGATAGGAATAGTAATTTTTATAGTATACCTTAAGTTATCTAAGTATAGTTTTGTTATAATCATTATTAGATATATTCAGAAAAATTAACATCTTAAAGGAGTAATACATGAAACTTACAATTTCTGAAAGGTTAATGCATAGTACGGTTAGAATTGAAGTAATAAATAAAGAAGGAATTATACTAAGTACCGGAACAGGGTTCTCTTTTAGATACATATTTGATGAAGATAAGTACGTCCCAATACTTGTGACAAACAAACACGTAGTCAAAGGTGCAAAAATCGGGAGGCTTGTATTTACAGTCGCGGATTCTCAAAATAACCCAGATTATGGAGAGAAATTTTCATATGTAATTTACGATTTTGAGAAAGCATTTACTTTTCATCCTGATATAAACGTTGACCTATGTATTATGTTTATGCAACCAATTTATGAAGATGCAATTGCGAAATATAATAAGAGTTTGTTTACTATGTCATTAGACGAATCATTAATTCCAACTTCTGAACAAATAGAGACATTATCTGTTCTGGAAGATGTTATTATGGTAGGCTATCCGAACGGTTTATGGGATCAAACGAATAACTTACCAATAATTAGAAGAGGGGTTACTGCTATTCATCCAAGATTTGATTACAATAATAAAACCGACATTGTAGTTGATATGGCATGTTTTCCGGGTTCCAGTGGTTCACCGATATTTATATATAATCAAGGTTCATATCCAACTACAAATGGTATAAGTATAGGTACTAGACTGCTTTTCTTAGGTATTCTTTATGCTGGACCGCAGATGACTGCAGTAGGAGAAATTCATACTGCAACTATTCCAACATCTGTTATTCCAACTGCAAGAACTAACCTAATGATTAATCTTGGTTATGCGGTAAAAAGTAGAAGATTACTAGACTTTAAGCCAAAAATAAGAACTTTAATTAATAGATAAAATATATAAAGCATCTCATAAGAACTTAGAGGTGCTTTTTTTATGCCCATTTTCAGGAGGTGATCATAATTAAAATACCCTTTTTAAGTAAAAGTAAACTTAAAAGATAGATGGTGTAGTTCTCTTATTATGGCACATGATACTGTAAGAAATGAAGGCGGAAATTAAGGAAGTGTTTATAGTTAGAGGGGCTAATTATGTTGTAAAATATCATACATTTATGTTATTCTAGACATTATACAAATATTTACATTAAACTAATTCAAAGTACGTATTTGAGTTGGGGTTGGGTGTTATGATAAAAGATTTTAGTTCGTGGATGGAATACGAGGGAGCTTCTGAAGGTAGTGGTCGTAGTGAAAAGATTTGGTTAGTCGATCCAAATAATAGTGAGGTAGGTTTGTTTAAGTTTAGAAAATCAGAATATACAACAGAGCATTTATCTGAGAAAATAGCTTCTGAAATTGCCAAGTTAATTAATATTGAATGTATGAAAGTGGATTTAGGTTCATATAATTCTAGAATAGGCTGTATAAGTTATAAAATAAATAATGATAACGAAAATTTAAGAGAAGGAATACAATTTATTAACAAGTATTATCCCAGTTATGATCCAAATCTTTTATATGATAACGAACAAATGGAGTACTATTCATTAGATATGATACTACACTCTCTAAAAGAATTTGATTTTCAAAAGGAGTTTCTTAAAATACCTATATTTGATTTTTTGATAGGTAATACTGATAGACATCAAAACAACTGGGCGATTTTACAAAAAGGAAAAAGTTATACTTTATGTCCTTTGTATGATAATGCTTCGTCTCTTTGTTGTTATATACAAGAATCGAAAATAGATGGTTATCTTGGGAATGATAAAGTAAGATTCCTGTCTTTAGTTGACACCAAATCCACGTCGAGAATTAGAATAAATAAGAATATAAAAAAGGAACCGACGCATCTAGAAGTACTAAGGTTTTTAAGAGATAATTACTATAATGATGTTATTGATATTGTACAAACAATAAATTATCATATTAATGAAAATAGTTTAGATGAAATATTAGAACAATACACAGCTGACATAGTGAGTAAACGTAGAAAAATTTTAATAAAAAAGTTTTTAATTGAAAAAGTTAACTTAATGGCACATCAGTTTAATCTTAGAAAGGAGGAATAACAGTGTCAAGGAAAAATGAAAAGGATTACCTTTATTTAATATGGAAGGATCCTATTTCAAGACGAAATTTTATCGTGGGTCAGCTATCCAAAAATAGTCAATATGAATTTTCCTATGGTCATGAGGTGAAAAAGGCAATTGAAAAAGGGTTTGAACTATTAATACCTTTTGATGATATTGATAAAGTTTATAAAAGTGACACTTTATTTCCGACCTTTTCAAGTAGATTACCTGATAGCAAAAGGAGAGGAATCGAAAAAATTTTAGCAAAATATGACCTGACAAACTTTGATGAGTATAAGCTATTAAAAAAAAGTGGTGCAAAATTACCAATCGATACCCTAGAATTTATTGATCCGATTCCTGAAAAACCTAACGGTAAAGTTAAAAGAGTTTTTTATATTGCGGGTGTAAGACATTGTATAGGCTGTGATGGTTATAATTGTGAAAAAAATAATTATTTAAATTTAGGCGACCAATTAAGCTTAGAATTAGAACCGACAAATGAATATGATGAAAATGCAATCAAAATACTTGATAAGCAGGGAAGCCATGTTGGATATATACCGAGATACTATAGTAAAGGTGTTATTAGATTTCTCAAAAACGGAGCAACATACGAAGTGAAAGTAGTTGAGTTAAATAAAGATATGCAATGCCAAGAGTGTATAAGGGTTAAATTAGAACTTTCTATTAATACAAAACAAATAACAATGAGTAGCTAAAATATAACTTTAAAATAAGAAGTTAGATAAAGATTTTTACCGTAGGAAGGCATGGGTAATGCCTTAATCCAAATATTCCATTTACGGGAGGAGTAGATCTATATGTTTTGCTCCTTTATGAATGTTAGCTCGTAATTAAGCATCTCGAATGAGGTGCTTTTTTTATGCCTATTTTTAGGAGGTGATCATAATCATAATACCGTTTTTATCAAAATTACTAAACCCCCGAGCTAGTCCCAAGAATAATATGTTTAACAACACATATAACTTTTTATTTGGTTCAACATCAAGTGGTAAGTTAGTTAATGAAAGAACAGCAATGCAAACTACTGCAGTTTATGCCTGTGTAAGAATCTTAGCTGAAACCTTAGCTTCCTTACCCTTACATACTTACAAAAGAACTGATAAAGGTAAGGAAAAAGCACTAGACCATCCACTATATTATCTTTTACATGATGAGCCTAATCCCGAGATGACTTCATTTGTGTTTCGCGAAACACTGATGGGTCATCTTTTATTATGGGGAAATGCATACAGCCAAATAATAAGAGATGGTAGAGGAAAAATAACTGCGCTATACCCATTAATGCCAGATAACATGTCTGTTAATAGAAGTGACAAAGGTGAGATTTACTATAGCTATAAGAAAGAAGGCCAGGAATACCTTCTAAGAAACTACGAAGTACTACACATTCCAGGACTAGGTTTTGATGGGCTAGTAGGTTATTCTCCGATAGCTATGGCCAAAAATGCTATTGGTATGGCAATAGCAACTGAAGAATATGGAGCTAAATTTTTTAATAATGGAGCTAATCCCGGTGGAGTATTAGAACATCCAGCCATTTTAAAAGACCCGGCCAAAGTAAGAGATAGTTGGAACAGTGTCTATGGTGGTAGTGGAAATGCTCATAAAGTTGCAGTATTAGAAGAAGGTATGAGTTTTAAACCTATTGGAATACCACCAGAACAGGCTCAGTTTTTACAAACTAGAAAATTTCAGCTTAATGAAATAGCTAGGATATTTAGGATACCACCACATTTAATTGGTGACTTAGAGAGAGCTACATTTTCCAATATAGAAAACCAAAGTATTGAGTTTGTGAAATACACCTTAACCCCTTGGCTATCTAGATGGGAAATGGTCCTAAACAAAGCTCTTTTATCACCAAATGAAAAGAAAGACTACTTCTTTAAGCTGAATGTTGAAGGTTTACTGCGTGGTGACTATAAAACTCGCATGGAAGGTTACAGCATTGGCATTCAAAATGGCTTTCTATCACCTAACGATGTAAGAGAGCTAGAAAACATGAACACCATAGAACACGGAGATGTCTACGCAGTTAATGGTAATATGCTTAAGCTTGAGGATATTGGAGCTTATGCGAACAAACAAAATGGAGGTGAAGAATAATTGAAGTTTTGGAATTGGGTTAAAAATGAAGATGGTAGAACCCTTTATCTTGATGGATATATCGCCCAGGAAAGCTGGTTTGATGATGATGTATCCCCTAGAGAATTTAAAGCAGAACTTGAAGAAGCAGATGGTGATATTACCCTTTGGATTAATTCCCCTGGTGGCGATGTTTTTGCAGCAAGTCAGATTTACACTATGCTAAAAGAATACCAAGGAAAAATTACTGTCAAGATTGATGGAATTGCTGCTAGTGCTGCTTCAGTAATTGCTATGTCAGGAGATGAAGTCTTAATGTCCCCAACTGCAATGATGATGCTTCATAACCCGGCCACAATAGTTTGGGGAGAGGAGGCTGACATTAAAAAAGGGATCGAAATGTTATCTGAAGTAAAAGAAAGTATTATCAATGCCTATGAACAAAAAACAGGTCTTTTAAGAAATAAAATCTCAAATATGATGGATAGAGAAACTTGGATGAGCGCTAAAAAGGCTCATGAACTAGGATTCTGTGATCAGGTTTTATACACAGAACAAGCTATCCCTGAAGCAATCATGAATGGCTTTATGTTTGATAAGGTTACTGTAACCAATAACTTTATGGGTAAATTACCTAAAACCAGTGAACCAAAAGAAACAGGAACGCCTTACAACCACCTAGCTAAAAGGCTAGAAATACTTAAATAAATGGAGGATTTATAAATGAATAAAATATTAGAACTAAGAGAAAAACGTGCGAAGCTTTGGGAAGAAACCAAAGCTTTTTTAGATTCCAGAAGAAATGAGAATGAACTCTTATCAGCAGAAGATACTGCAACTTATGAAAAAATGGAAGCAGAAGTAATCAGTTTAGGTAAAGAAATAGAGCGTTTAGAAAGACAAGCATCAATAGAATTAGAACTATCAAAGGCCACTAGTAACCCTATTAGAAACAACCCGAATACAAACATAGAAGAAAAAACCGGTAGAGCAACTGATGCATACAAGAGTGCATTTTGGGGTGCTATGAGAAATAAGGTTAATCCAACTGTGCAAAACGCCTTACAGACCGGAGAAGATTCTGAAGGGGGTTACCTAGTTCCTGATGAATATGAACAACAGCTAATAAAAGCTTTAGAAGACGTTAATTTAATGAGAAATCTATGCCATGTTATAAATACTAGTCATGGTGATCGTAAAATTCCTGTAGTAGCAAGTCATGGTAGTGCAGCTTGGATGGATGAAGCAGGAGCTTTTGAAGAAAGTGATGATAGTTTTACTCAAGTAAGCTTATCTGCCTATAAATTAGGGACTATGTTAAAGATATCTGATGAACTCTTACATGATGCTTTCTTTAACTTAGAATCTTATGTAGCTACCGAGTTTGCTAGAAGAATAGGTGCTGCAGAAGAAGAAGCTTTTCTATTAGGTGATGGAAGTAGTAAACCTACAGGACTTTTAAATAGTGCTGGTGGTGCAGATGTTGGAGTAACAGCAGCAAGTGCTACAGCTATAACAATGGATGAAGTAATTGATCTATATCATAGCCTTAAAGCACCATATAGAAAAAATGCTACCTTTGTTGTTAATGATGCTACTATTAAGGCTATTAGAAAACTAAAAGATGGACAAGGGAATTATATCTGGCAGCCTTCAGTAGTAGCTGGAACATCAGATACTATTTTAAACCGCCCAGTAGTAACGTCACAGTACATGCCAACACTGGCAGCAGGTGAGAAAACTATTCTTTTTGGTGATTTAAGTTATTATTGGATTGCAGATCGTCAGGGTAGAACATTTAAAAGACTTAATGAGCTATATGCAGCTAATGGACAAGTAGGTTTCCTAGCTTGGCAGCGCCTTGATGGAAAACTAATACTTTCTGAAGCAGTTAAGGTATTACAACAAAAAGCGTAAATTAAATATTGGTAGGCAGTCTTAATAGTCTGCCTTCTATATTTTTAAGGAGGAACTAACATGACATACAACACGAAAAATTATACCGAACAAGGTGGAGAAAAAACCATCATCAGTGGGGAACTAAACATTATAGAGCAAGGTAAACTAATGTTTAATGGAGAGGAGTTATCACAAGCACTCTATCAATCTAATAGTCAGGCCACTACAATTGCCGGACTAGTAGCTGATTTTAATAAACTTTTAGTAAAACTTAGATCAGCAGGAGTTATGTTTTCTAAAGCACCGGTAATTACAATACTAATAGAACCAGAAGATGTAATAGTTACAGAAGGAAGCATTGAGGAGAGTCTTACAGTAGATGCAACAGTAAGTAATGGTAGTGAATTATCTTATCAGTGGTATAGCAATAACACAGAGTCTAATGAAGATGGAACATTAATTGAAGGAGCTACAGAAGCAGTGTTTGATTTACCTACTAATTTAACCGAAGGAACAATTTATTACTACTGTGTTATTACTGCAGAAGAAGCTCCTGATGTAACATCAGAAGTAGCAAGTGTAACGGTTGAAGGGGACTAAACTAAACTAGATAGGGGTGAGGGAAACTGATAGTCTCACTTGAAGAAGTAAAACTGTATTTAAGAATGGAAGGTGATGAGGAAGATGCTCTTATCACCTCTTTAATAGAATCCTCAATTGAACTATGTGAAGGAATATTAAGATATCCTGTATCCGAATTTGAAGAAGTACCACAGTTAATCAAAAGCGCTGTTTTATTTAGTATTGCTTCAATGTATGAAAAAAGAGAAGGAGAAGGATTAAAAGAAACCTTAGATACTATCAAAAGATTATTAAACCCTTTTCGTAAGGAAAGCTGGTGATTAAATGGAGATAGGAGAACTAAGACACCGGATTACTTTGCAAAAACCTATCATAACCACCAATCTTAATGGCTTTGAGGAAGAAACTTTAAAAGACTTCAAAACAGTATGGGCAGCAGTTTCAAATCTTAGGGGTAGAGAATACTATGCGGCTGCAGCAGTTCAAGCTGAAAATACAGTTGAATTTACTATCCGCTATATTACTGGAATAGATAACAGTATGAGAATTATCTTTAAAGATAAACAGTACAACATAATAGCAATTGATAATATCAAATATCAAAACAAGTATATAGAGATTAGAGCACAGGAGGTGGGTGTAAGTGGTTAAGATGGAGCTAGTAGGTATGCAAGAACTACTAGATGAAGTGCAAAAGTTAGGAGATAAAGCTAAGAGAATTGAAAATTCAGCCTTAAGAAAAGCTGGTAATGTTGTAGAAGAGGCGATAAAAAGTGAAGCACCCACTAGAACAGGAACACTTAAAAGAAGTATTTCTACCTCAGGTATTAGAACTAAAGATGGTGCAAAACATGTGTTAGTTGGGCCAGGCAATAAAGTATTTTATAGCAAATTCATAGAATATGGCACAGTAAAAATGAAAGCTAACCCCTTTATGGGTAGAGGTTATGAAAAATCCAAAAGAGATGCTGTTAACACAATAAAATATGAACTAAAAAGAGGCTTAGGGATATGAGTATTAATAAAACTATCCTAACAGCCCTTTCTAATTTAGAAGTACCAGTAACTTTCCAAACATACAAAGGAAAAGCTAATACCTATATCACATTTTTTACCTATCTAGATAAAGCAGAACAACATGCTGATGATGAAGAAAGAATTACCGGTCAGTATATCCAGTTAGATATCTGGTCTAATTCAGATTATACAGACCTAGTAGATAATGTTCATAACCTTATGCAACAAGCTGGATTTATTAAGATAAGTTTTAACGACCTATATGAAAACGACTTAAAAATCTATCACAAAGTGATGAGATATAGAATTGAAAAGGAGGAATAGTAATGGCTCAAGTTGGATTAAAAAATTTACATTATGCAATTTTAACTGAAGATAGTAAAGACTCACTTATATATGAAACACCAACACCGTTAATTGGAGCAATTAATGCTACTATAAGCCCCACAGTAAACACCCAAGAATTATATGCTGATGATCAACTTTGGGAGTCTGTTTCAGCTTTAGGAAAAATTGATGTAGAAATTGAAACTGCAGATTTACCATTAAACATTAGAGCCGAACTAGGTGGAAATACCATAGAAGAAGGAGTCTTGATTGAAAAATCTAGTGATGTAGCACCCCATATTGCCCTAGGTTTTAAAAGCCAAAAATCCAATGGTAAGTACAGATATATATGGCTTTTAAAAGGAATAGCTCAACCTATGGCCGAGGATTACTCTACCAAAAAAGATAATGTTGAACACAAAACCCCTCAACTTAAATTAACCTTTATGCCAAGAACTCATGATGGTGAGTGGAAACATACTGCTGATGAAGATAGTACTTCTTTTACCGGAGCTGATACTTGGTTTGATAAGGTTCCAGGAGATGATGAAGAAGAAGGCTTTGAAGATTAATGGAGGTGAAACATTTGCAAATAACTTTATTAATTGATGGGAAAGAAAAAACCTTTGTTTCAGACTTCATTAGTGCTCGTATGATGAGAAGAACTATAGAAATATCTCAGAGTATTAACTTTGAACAAATAAGTGTAGATGAGCTAGACCTAATGGTTGAATTTCTAGTACAGCTTTTTAATAAACAGTTTACTCTAGATGATGTATATGATGGACTTCCATCTAAAGAATTAGTACCAACATTAATAAGTTGTATTAATGAAGTAGTAGGAGAAATGGGTAGTGTGACTACAGGTGATGAAAAAAACGCCTAGAGGGGAACATAATGAGTCCCCAAGACTTTATTGATAAACTTTACCTTAACCTCTTAGAACAAGGATGGACCTTAAATGATATTGATACTATGGATATCATTTATTATCTAAAACTACTAAAAAAGAAACTGCAAACACACCAATCATATATAGATGAAATCTTGTAGCACCTATAGATAGGTGTTTTTTTATGCCCAAAAGGAGGTGAGGGATATGTCAGACATAGGGCAACTAAATGTTAAGGTTGGACTTGATAGTAGTGGCTTTCAAAATGGGATTAGTAAACTTAATCAAGAAATGCGAAAAGTTCAGTCTGAATTTAAACTAGCAAGTACTGAACTAGGAAAGCATGGTAGTGAACTAGATAAACTAAAAGTTAGATCAGATTCTTTAACCAAACAAAAAGAGATACAAAAACAAAGGGTAGAAGCATTAGAAAAAGCTCATAAAAATGCAGTAGAAACCAAAGGTAAAGATGCTAAAGCAACAGCAGATTTAGAAGTTAAACTTAATCAAGCAAGAACCCAGCTTGTTCAGATGGAGCAAGATTTAGTAAGTATAAATAGAGAGATTCAAGTTCAATCATCTGGTTGGTATCAGTTAGGTAAAAGCCTAGAACCAGTAGGAAAATCCATGCAGGATATCGGAATGAAGATGGAAAGTGTGGGTAAAGACCTTACTAAAAAAGTTACCTTACCACTAGTAGGGATAGGGGCTGCTGCAGTTAAAATTGGCTCAGACTTTCAAGCAGAAATGAGTAAAGTTCAAGCTATATCTGGAGCAACAGGTGATGAACTAGAAAAACTAGGTGAAAAAGCTAAAGAAATGGGTTCTTCTACTAAGTTTAGTGCAAGTCAATCAGCTCAAGCCTTAAACTACATGGCTATGGCTGGTTGGGATACAAACCAAATGCTAGATGGTTTAGATGGCGTAATGATGCTAGCTGCTGCTTCAGGTGAAAACTTAGCTACTGTATCTGACATAGTAACAGATGCCTTAACCGCCTTTGGGATGCAAGCTAGTGATGCGGGAGGTTTTGCTGACCTTTTAGCTAGTGCATCAAGTAATGCTAATACAAATATTGGGATGCTAGGGGAGTCCTTTAAATATGTAGCTCCTATATTTGGTTCAATGGGCTATAGTGCAGAAGATGCAGCCCTAGCTTTAGGTTTAATGGCTAATGCTGGAATAAAAGGGTCTCAAGCTGGAACAACATTAAGAGGATCTATAACAAGACTGGCCCAGCCTACATCACAAGCTGCAGATGTTATATCTCAGCTAGGTCTAAACATGACTGATGCTAGTGGTAATATGTTGCCTTTTAAAGATGTAATGGATCAGTTAAGAGTATCCTTTGCCAATCTAACTCAGGAGCAACAAGCCCAATATGCATCAACTTTATTTGGACAGCAAGCTATGAGTGGTATGTTAGCAATAATTAATGCATCAGAGGAGGATTATCAAAACTTAACTGCAGCTACTAGAGAATATAGTGGTGCAGCAGGTGAAATGGCAGATATAATGCAGGATAACCTTCAAGGTCAGCTAACTATTTTAAAATCACAACTCGAAGGTGTAGCAATAGAGATATTTGAAATTTTAGTACCACACTTAAAAACACTAGTTACGAACCTACAAAGAGCTGTAACTTGGTTTTCTAATCTAAACCCAGCTACTCAAGAAACTATTGTAAAAATAGCTGCTTTAGCTGCTGCATTAGGACCTGTATTAATAATAGGTGGAAAGATAGTAATAGGTGCTGGAACTGTAATTGGAGCATTATCTAAAATATCAATTGCTCTTGCAGGTAAAACAGCAGCAATAGGTACAGCAACAACTGCTGCAGGAGGACTAGTTGCTATAAAAGGGGTGTTAGCTGCTGCGTTTACAGCTTTAACTGGTCCGATAGGGTTAGCCGTTTTAGCTATAACAGCAATAACGGCAGTAGGGATTACCTTATGGAAAAATTGGGACACCATCAAGGAAAAAGCTGCAGAACTAGGAGAATCAATCAGTGAAAGATGGAACTCCATTAGAGAAAACACAACTGAAGCTTGGGAAAATGTTAAAACAGGAATTAGTGATAGATGGGAAAGTATAAAAGAAAATACTGCCGATACTTTAACTAATATAAATGAAAACATCACCACTGGATGGGAAAATATTAAAACCTCAACTAATGAACGATGGGAATTAATTCAGGCTGGAATAGTAGATAAGTGGGAAGGTATAAAGCTTAGTACATCTGAGTCATTAAGTAGTATTAGAGAAAATGTAAGTGTTAGCTGGGAAAAAGTAAGAGGAAGAACTAATGAAACATGGGAGTTTTTAAAAACCAATACATCTTCAGCATGGGCAAATATTAAAGGAACTATTGAAGAAAATGGTGGAGGCATTAGTGGAGTAATCACAACTTACACTGAAGGGTATAGATATGTTTGGAGTACAGCTCTATCCACCATGGATAGTGTAACTGGATCAAAGTTTAGTGCTATGTCCGATAAAGTTTCTAGAGCTTTTTCTAGGGTTAGAGAGTCCATTCAAAGTGGGATTAACAAGCTACTAGAATGGAATAGTCAAAGGGTAGAAAATAAAGAGGCTACCTTTACAAATAGAATTAGAAACATTACCGAAAACATTGTAAGTACGGTAACATCGCCTATAAAAAAGAATTTTTCAGGAACCTCATATTTCCAAGGAGGACTTACCATGGTAGGAGAACTTGGACCAGAACTTGTGGAATTGCCTAGAGCAAGTAAGATATATAATGACTATCAAACCAATCAAATTATAGGAGAAGGTTTTAAAAGAAAGGTTGAACACTCTGGAAGTATAACAGTAATTGGGGTTAATAATAAAAACGAACTTCAGGGAACAGTTGAAATTATCATGGATCGATTAAGGCAGGAGGCGAGGATGTAATGTTCAATAACATTAGAATTGAAAATATAAATCAAGAACGTCTAAGTGAAATTGTAAAGCATGTCTCGCCAATACAATATAAGAGTATAAAGATTAGGAATCAACTGTTAGACGGAAGTTATCATACACAAATAATAGGAGAACCTCTTAAAAGCATTAATTTCAAGGTTATTGCTAACCAAGATCAAGTGGAAAAAATTAATAGATTAGAAACGAATGGAGAAAATATAAAGCTTATTGAATATGATAGAACCTATATTGGAGAAATTGGAAACCCTATCTCCTGGGAACGATTGACTATCGGTTATAAAGAAAGAAATCGTAGGCTTTATGAGGGAGATTGCATTTTAAATATTGTTGAAGAAGGTGAGGTTTAATGAGGAGAATTCCACCCTCTTTAAAAGAAAAACTATCCAAACAAGAATATACAAAATATCAAAACAGTGAACCTCAAATTGAAGTAACTATTGCTAGAGCCAGATCTTCTATTCAAGATACCAATTATTTTAATATTGAAACCATAAGGGAAAAAGTAGGGATTTCAGAAGTGGCTGTAGCTATACAAAGACTTCTTCCTCATGGAAGTCCTACAGGAATTTATGACATCCATATAGATAATGGAATAGCAAAGACCTCCAAAAGAGAGTATCCCGATAAATATGCAGAGGGGTTTATTAATCAATTTGAAATAGGACCTGCAAAATCTGTTGCCATTGCCTTTGATGGGAGATGGGAGTTAAACCGAATTAATCAGTGGAGTATTAGAACATTTTTAAAACCGTACATATTTTGGGTTGAAGAAGATGGGAACTTATTTACACAGTTATGGGATGAAGAAGAAACAAGAAAAGAATTAGCAGTCAATGTGAGTAAAGTAAAGGCCATAAGGGGTTGGAAAAGTGTAGGGATACCAACACATGACCATGGAGTAATTGCAGCATACATTAAAGAGGATGGAAAAGTTTATTATAAAAATTATTCAGAACAAGAAGATGGAAATTATCGATGGGAAAATGAGCGTGTTGTAGAAGAGTTTACTGGCATAGCTCAAAATATTAACTTATTTATTACAAATGATTACCGAGTAGGCTTTATGATAGAAAATGTTTTGGGAATTACAAGCTGGGTAATAACATCTAGAAATTGGGCTGGTATGGCTATATCCCCTGAAAGAATATATGTAAGACAAGGAGCAAAGCTTGACTTTATAAACACAGTTAAACAAGATTTAATGTCAATTCATGGAAGCATAACTTTAAATATAAAGGAGCTAAATATAGCGTTTTTATACAGCAAAACAGACAATAAATTTACTTATATTGAAAATACACCTGATGAAGAAGGGGACTGGGGGAAAATTCTAATCTTAAGAACTCAAAATGAGTTATACAATTATTCAACAATAGACTTTGAAATTCAAGATAAATTTAGTCGTTTATATTATCCAGAAAGTATTGAAAGGTTAGGTTATAAAGAGTATAAGCTTACATTTGCAAATTTCAATGATGTAGATAAAGAGGGGACATTAAAGTTTCTAGGAATGGAAACTAAAAATGGAGTAGGGGAAGTATATACTCCTTTTGAACAAATATTTTATCCCCAAAACTTAGAACCAGTAGGATTACCGCTACCTGAAGTGGAGGCGATTTGGAATGAGTAAGGGGCAAGGTCAAAAGATAGGAATTAAATTTACACAATTATTAACAAATACAACAGATGATATAAATCAAAATAAACAAGCTTTTAATGTTGAAGGTGAAGAGTTTAAACATGTGAATGGTGAGGAGATAGAAAAGAAATATACAATTTCAGAAGTAAAATATAGACCTCCAGTTGCTAGTAGCGAAATAAAGTTTGAAGAAGGAGAAGTGATAGATCTTGAAATTATAGGTGACAGACTAATCTTAGAATTTGCTGAGGGTGATGGAGAATGATGGAGTTAGAAATAACAGGAAAAGAGGATCTATTAATAGCAAAGACTCAAGTTTTAGTAAAAAAAGATGAAACTAATTTAACAGCATTGGACATGTATGAAAATTATTGTGGTGAACTAGGAATTAATGAAAACATATCTAAAGGTAGTTTTAATGCTGACGATAGTAGTTGGTTTATTGAAACTTTATCATCAATCAAAGGAGAAATTGAATTTTCCACAGGGTTTAACTATTCATCTGAAGCAGGTTTAGGATTTTATAATACTACACCTTCTAATATATCAAGAAGGTCTATAGCAAGTTCTATTCCTAATGTAAGTAGAATGTACACAACTTTTAACTTACCACTAATATTTTTTACATTTAGACCGCCATCTCAAGATTTAAGAAGTGAAAACACAAAATGGAATGAGAATGAAAAAGGATTTTGTATTTATGCAGAGCACAGAAGATATAATAGCAGCACAGATAAATTTGCCCTGGCAATACAAGTTACAGAAAAGGAAGTTAAATTCTTTTTTCAAAAGATCAATGGAACAAGTCATCAATTATATCTTAATGTATTTGAAGGAAATGATTCTACTAATACAACACTATATAATCAATATCATTTAGCAAATTTATTTAGTGATAGTGAAAGAACAGAAGTAATTATAAATTTAGGGAAAGAGTACAAAACTTATGGAATGTTTACATATAACAAAGATGTATCAAATGTAGAGCAAGTATTAAGTAGTGAGATTTCTTGGATGCAAGAAACTCCTGAAGGAACACAAGTAATAGTATCAACTGCAGTTATTGATAAAGGAAACACTCCAGAAAGTGAAGATTGGATTTATCAACCTTTTGGAAGCACACAGATTTTATCAGTAGAAGAAGGAGCAAATCTATCAAATAAAAATCTATTTATCAAGGTAGAATTAGAGACATCCAACCCTAAAATATCACCATCTATAAATCAGATGGATTTTAAAATCATGACTTCTAATGATATGAAATATATGCAACTAATAACAGATTCATTAGAGAGATTTCATAATGTGGAAGGTGAGCTAGCGATAAAATACGATGCATCAAAGGGAAATCTAAGGGGGGCAGGAGGAAGTGTAGAAAGCTTTGAAGTTTCATTTACACCAGAAGATTTAAACCCAACCCCAAACCCTTATGTGTCCGAAAATCTGAAGATATTAGCAACAGTAAAAATACATTTTGCTAAAGTTAATTTACACTATCTAAGTCCTTTAGACCAAGGGATAATAACAGCAAGAGTATTAAATGTAAATTTAGATCTTATCCACGCCGATATAATTAATCCATAGAGGTGAATTAATATGAAGATTCAAACACGAACTAAAATACATAACCGATTTGATATTGAAGTTAGGGATGCAAAGTCAAATATGTTAAAAAACAAGGGACAAGCTGAGAATATTATTTTAGATAGAATGTATCAAAGACTTGTTAATTTTAATAATTATTTTAATAACATCGTCTTTGGACGCGGGACAGGTTCCCTTGACCCATCCAGAATAACATTATTTGATAGGATTGGAAACAAGAATGCTACAACAGAAGAAGTTATTAAAGAGTTTCCCATAAGCTCATGGACAAGGAAAATAAGGCTAGAACCTGATGAGTTTGTAGGAGAGGTAATTACTGAGGTTGGAATTAGTGATCATAGTACAAACATAAACACCCATGCCTTAATTCGCGATGCAGAGGGTAACCTTTTGAACATTACAAAAACAGACATTGATATTATCATTATATATGCAACAGTTTTTATAGAGTTAGATAATGAACATCCCGATGTGAAATTTTACGAAAATGCAATAGACAATCGGTTAATTTCATATTTAACTGGAAGTAGCTTTTCTAATCCAAATGTACTTACAGGAGATGTTGGTGAAGAAAATGCGGCTAAGGGTATTGGCAATTTAATATATTCTAAATCTATTAATAGAAGTGCAGACGTAGAAAATAGAAAGGTTACTTTTTCAACAAGATTAGGGACGGAAGAAGGAAATCACGATATTTATGAAGTTGCATTATCGGATATTTGCAGAGCAAATATAGTAAATTCTTTGATATGGAATCCCTATATGCTTGAGGACGTAGATATTGGAACAGGAGACGGAGAAACCACAGAATTTGATTTAAAGTGGTATGATGTTAACAATGTAAGTATAAAAATAAATGGACAGCTTACAAATGAATACACACTAAATAACATAGAAAAAGATCTTAATCGAGAGAAGTTTCCTTTTTGGAAGGCGGTGGACTTAACTTCTGAGATAAAAGATCTTAATATATTTTCTGGACCGTTTATTGGAATGTCAATATATGCTCAAAGTATGCCTTCAGTAATTACCAAAGTGGATCCTGCCTTTTTAGTAGGAAAAACCCTAGAGTTTGTATTAGAAGGGCAGTATTTTATGAGTCCGAGATCTGCTAGGGTCTATTTAGATGTTTCAAATGACGGGGAGGATTTTACTGAAATATATACAGATTGGAATAGTGGTAATGGTGCTGAATCGTACTTTTATACAATTGAAGAACCTTATGAATACTTAAGATTTAGATTTACTGGTTACGGTAATACAACAGGACGTATTCACTCTGTAAGCATATTAAATAATGTAAACAATAGACCGACAGTTACCTTTGATACGCCACCAGAAGAAGATGCTATTATTACAGCGGATTACAGTGTTCCGTTTATTCCTAAGACAGAGGATTACGTATTAGATGTTGATTTTGAGATTCAATTCGGAGAAAGATAGGCTAAGTGAAGAAGTTAAGCAGGTGTTTACATGAAATTAAACTTTATAGAAATACAAGAAATTGATCAGGGTGAGTATCCTGATCTTCTTCATTTTTTTAATAATGAAGCCCAAGTATTTTTTATTAAAGATGGGAGGTTATACGGAAAAATAACTGAAGTTCCTTATGGTGAATGGGATAATCGCAACTTTGAGGAAAAGAAAGATATATCTATAGATCAAAATATTAAGTATTTTGGGATAGAATCCATGAGTGGATTTGGAGCCATAGGTGCTTATAAAACTGGTAATATTCATAGACTTTTAATTTATGAATTACAGATAGATATTAGCCCCTATTTGGACAATGCAAGTATCCAATATGACATTAATAGTCCAGTATCTAATTTTGAGTTAACTATAGAAAATATTGAAAACCCAGACCCAGAAAAGAAAGGCAATATTGGAATATCTGAACATGAATCTTACCTTATTCCAGGAGCAAAAATAAACTTTAAATTAAGAATGGGAGACAGTGAAGATTATGATTTAGGTGGATTTTATATTGATCGTTCAAATTATAGAGTACTAAGTCATACTGCAAATTGCAGTGGTAGAAATTTAATAGGAAAAGCCTTAAAGGATCAATCCTTTGATGAAGGACATCTACTAAATTATAACAATATACATGAACATATTAGAGAAATTCTAATTAAAGCAGGAGTAAGTCCCTACAGTATTTCCATTCAAGCTTCAAGTGTTCAAGCAGGATATAAATTTAATCCTAGTATGGATTATCTTTGTGGAATAGAGGACATTTTGAAGAGTGAAAGCAATTGGAAAATTGAAGAGAAGGTAGATGGAACTATTATTGTGGGAAGTATTGACTATGGTGTTTTTGAGACGCGAGGTATATATCAATTTAGAAGAAATAAAGATATTTTCTCAAGAAATATAGTTAGAGACGATATGGAGTCATATCGAAGGGTTTGTGTTCATGATAGAGATTTCAAAGTCCATGTTTACAAAGAAGTCCAAACCTATCAAGGTTGGAACTTAAGAGGAAATAAAACTATATATATTCCTATCCCTGAAGGAACAAGTGAAAGTGATGCTAATACTTATGCTGAAAATATTGTAAAGCAGCTTGAATATGTTGGGAAAGTAGAAAGTTTTACAGGCCCATTTAGACCATATTTATTAGTTGGGGATGAAGCTGTTATTATCGATGATAGAGGAGGGAAAAACCTTGGATTAATTACTCAGATTAGACACAGATTTGGAAAGGGTGGCTTTTACACTGAATTTACAGTGGATAGTGGAGGAAGAATTGGCCAAGGAAGATTAACAGATTATATAGGGAAAATTACACAAGAAAAATCAAGTAATAGAATTTATGATGAAGAGTAAAAAAAATATAGCAATTACAAAGAGGTCGCCACTTAGGCGGCTTTTTTAAATGGGGGATAAATATGGAACTAAAAGAATTATGGACATATACACAAGTTATTTTTGCTGCCGTTGGGGGATGGTTGGGTTGGTTTCTTGGAGGTTATGATGGCTTTTTATATACACTTATAGTATTTGTGATTGTTGACTACATTACCGGTGTAATGTTAGCCATAATTAATAAAGAATTATCTAGTGATATAGGAGCAAGAGGTATATTAAAAAAGATACTTATATTTATTTTAGTAGGTTTAGCCCATATAATAGATACTTATATAATTGGTGACGGAAGTGCAATTCGCACAGCAGTCATCTTTTTTTATATTTCAAATGAAGGTATAAGTATTATTGAAAATACATCAAATATTGGTTTACCAATTCCACAAAAACTAAAAGATGTTCTAGCACAACTAAATAACAAGGGGGGTAAGTAAAAATGTATAAAGTCTGTTTAGATTATGGTCATGGTGGAAATGATCCCGGTGCTAAATATAAAGGAAGAAAAGAATCAGATGACAACTTATATATAGGAAGAGAAATAGCAAAAGAGTTAAGACGTCATGGTATTAAAGTAGGTGAAACTAGAACATCAGATACTACAGTTTCTTTAAATAAAAGAAGTAGTTTTTCCAATAAGGGTAATTATGACTACTTTATATCAATACATAGAAATGCCTTTAAACCTGAAGTAGCTTCAGGAGTTGAGACTTATATATTTAATAGAGCTAGTAAAGAGTCAAAAGAACTAGCAGCTAAAATTCAAAATGCATTAACAGATATAGGTTTTATAAATCGCGGAGTTAATACAGCAAACTTTCATGTATTAAGAGAAACAAAAGCACCTGCAGTTTTAATAGAAATAGGTTTTCTTGATAATAAAAATGATAATTACCTTTTTGACAGTAGGAGAGAAGAAATAACAACAGGTATTACTAAAGCTATATTAGATCAACTAGGAATAACATATGTAGAGGAAGATAAAGAATTAATAGATGCTGTAAATATATTAGTTGATAAAAATATTATTAACTCCCCTCAATATTGGATTGATAATGCAAGAAAAGATAAAACAGTCAAAGGAGAATATGCTGCAATTCTTATAAAAAGGATAGCTTTATTAAGCAATACATAGCTTGACTTCTATTAAATCCAGAGTGATATATGTTACTACCAATATAATAGAAGGTGGTGGTTTCTTGAGGGTTAGAGTAATTGAGCCTAAAGAGAAAACTTTAAAAAAAAGAAAAACATGTGCTTATGCTAGGGTATCTACTGATAGCGAAAAACAAGGTGAATCCCTAGAAAATCAAGTAAGTTATTATGAAAACCTAATTACAAGTAATCCCAAATATGAGTTTATTGGAGTATTTGCTGATCAAGGAATAACAGGTACAACTGAAAACAGACCAGAGTTTCAAAAAATGCTTGAGTTTTGTAGGCAAGGTAAAATCGATTTAATTATAACTAAATCAATATCAAGGTTTGCTAGAAATACAACGGTAATGCTTCAAACAGTAAGAGAACTAAAAGAAATCGGGGTTGAAGTAAGGTTTGAAAAAGAAAATATAAATACATTATCAGGGGACGGTGAGTTGATGCTTACCGTCCTTTCTTCATTTGCAGAAGAAGAAAGCCGGAGTGTAAGTGAAAATATAAAATGGCGCTATCATAAAAAGTTTAAAAATGGTGAATTAGTTATTAATACAAATCGCTTTCTTGGTTATGACAAAGATGAAAATGGAGATTTAATTATAAATGAAAAAGAAGCTTCTATAGTAAGACGTATATTTCAAGAATATTTATCAGGAAAAGGAACATTTAAAATAGCAAAACTATTTAATCAAGAGGGGATACCTACAGTTACAGGCTCAAAGTGGAATGAGACAACTATTCTTGCAGTTTTAAAAAACGAAAAGTATAAAGGTGATGCTATTTTACAAAAAACCTTTATTATGAACCACTTAAATAAACTTAAAAAGAAAAACATTGGTCAACTAGATAGTTATTATATAGAAGAAAACCATCCAGTTATTATTCCAAAAGAAATGTGGGATAAAGTTCAGAATGAGATTAAAAATAGAGCTGAAGCTAAAGGTATTTATGCAGGTACAAACAAGTATCAAAACAGGTATCAATTAACTGGATTGCTTTATTGTAATAAATGTAAAGCTACATTAAGACGTAGAACCTGGAATAGCAAACATGCATGTAGAAAAATCGTATGGCAATGCAGCAATTATATAAAGAATGGCAAAGATGCTTGTACTGGTATCAGTATTGATGATGAAACAATCTCTAAAGTTAATATACAAGAACCTACTTTTGTTGAGGAGGTAATCAAGAATGGCAAAAAACATTACAGTTATACCCGCAAAGGCGAACAGGACAAATCTAGCTCAGGAATTAACAACACAGAAAAAGAAAATGGCAGCTTACTGCAGGGTATCAACCGACCAATTAGAACAGTTATCAAGCTATGAAGCTCAGGTTAATTACTATACCACATACATAGATGGCCACCCAGATTATGAACTAGCAAGTATATATGCTGATGAAGGTATTTCAGCAACTAACACTAAAAAGCGAGAACAGTTTAATAAAATGATTGAGGATTGTAAGCAAGGAAAAATAGATATGATAATAACCAAATCTATATCTAGGTTTGCAAGAAATACATTAGATTGTCTTAACTATGTAAGGTTACTTAAGGATTTAGGTGTTGGAGTTATATTTGAAAAAGAGAATATAAATACATTAGATAGCAAGGGTGAGGTGCTTTTAAGCATTTTAAGTTCACTTGCTCAAGATGAAAGCAGATCTATATCAGAAAATTCAACTTGGGGAATTCGCAGACGATTTGAGCAAGGAAGAGTAACTGTTAATCACAACAAGTTTCTAGGTTACGATAAAGATGAAAATGGTGATCTTATTATTAATGCAGAACAAGCTAAAATAGTTAGGCGGATTTATACTGAGTTTCTAGAGGGAAAAGGTGCTAACCGTATAGCTAAGGATCTTGAAACTGATGGAGTTTTAAATTGGAATGGTTCGACTAAGTGGTATGAAAGTAGTATCAGAAAAATGCTTAGTAATGAGAAATATAAAGGTGATGCTCTGCTTCAAAAGACCTATACAGTAGATTTTTTAAGTAAGAAGCGAATGAATAACAATGGTCAAGTTCCACAGTATTATGTTGAGGATAGCCACCCAGTAATTATTGATAAGGATACTTGGGAAGCAGTACAGCTTGAAATGGATAGGAGAAAGGCATTTGCAGCTTTGCATGGAATACAAAAAGTTGATTATGCAACCATAGATAATCCATTTGCAGGCAGGGTTATATGTGGTAATTGTGGCAAGACATATGGCAGGAAAGTATGGAACTCTACTAACCAGCAATTGCGTAGGTTTATATGGCGTTGTAATGTTAGGTATTTAGCAAAAGGCCAAAAGGGCTGCGTGAGCAAGCATATAGATGATAAAGTTTTATATGAAGCTTTTGTAAGTGTTTTTAATGTGATAGTTGAAAATAAGGATGAATTTATTGAAAAGTGGGAGGAGTTACTTAATTGTGATGATGTTTTAAAGGTTATTGTAGCTAAAAGATTTATTAAGACTTTTTCTAAGGCAGAAATAATTAAGCAGTTTGATATTGATTTGTACTTTAAACTGGTTGAAAAGATAACAGTTTATGATGGGGGTGTTATTTAGCACATTAAACTATACAAAACCCCTTACTTTATTTGCAAATTACAACTAATAAAAGTGATGTTAAAGCCATAATAATTTGCTAAACTTTTTGCAGATTATTATGGAGGTAATAATATTGCAAATTATATGGACAAAGGCAAATAAAATTTCAAAGTATATAAAAACTACAGTAAATAATACTTTTCCTCATATTTTAGAATGTCCTTGCTGTAAAGCTAGGATTAAGTTATATAGGCATGGGTATTACTATAGAAATGTCATTTATTATAAGAAGGAATACCAGATAAAAATCTGTAGGTACTATTGTCGCTCTTGCAAGAAAACCACTTCTTTAATCCCAAGTTTCCTACTACCATATTTTCAGCATTCTCGCCCACTTATATTAAAAGAACTTAATAAAATTTTTAGTAAACTTCCCACAAGATTATCAAGGCAACAAGCAGCCTTTTATAAAGCTAGATTTTTAAGGAATATGAATGCTTTAATAGTTGCATTAAGAGAGAAGCAGCAATTGTATGGCATTTCTAGAGATGAAAATAAAAAAGCCATTCAGTTATTAAAATATTTAACCCCTCCGCCAAGAGAAACAACCTTAAAAGGTCATTATGATCAAATAATTAATAACTTTATGGCACTTTCATTTTAACATTTTTAAGAAGTTTTTAAACAATTTTTTTATTCCACAAACCTTTTGCCTAGCTTTATATAGGTATTTACTAATAAAATATATTTAATTAGGTTAACCGGTTAACCTCCAATAATAACTGGAGGTGTTTAAATGGCTATTACAGAAGAACAAAAACTACAAATAGCTCTATTTCGCTTTTCTCTTGTTGCTCCAATTCTTAATAATCAAATTGAAGATATTAGTGAGTATTTAGAGACATTAGCATCACAAGTCCATGATGTCCCTTATTACGGTAAAAGAGAGTATAATGCTAAAACAATTCGGATCTGGTTTTATGATTACAAAAAAGGCGGCTTAGATGCACTGAAACCTAAAGGCAGAAAAGACAAGGGCTCTTCTAGAGTTATTTCTTCATCTTTAGGTGAAAAGATAATATCCTATAGACAAGAAAACCCTAGTATTAGTGTAATGCTACTTTATGAACAGATGGTTAAAGATGGCTTGTTTTTACGTTCACAGATATCTTATCATTCAGTTTACCGTTTTCTTGCTAAAAGAAATTTAGCTAAACCTTTAGTAGAACAATCATCTTCTAAGGTTAGAAAAAAATTTGCTTATGATGAAGTTAATCACCTATGGCAAGGCGATATGATGGTTGGACCTTATCTTTATGTTAATGGAAAAAGAAAACCTACTTATCTTTTTGCATTTATTGATGATTGTTCAAGACTTGTTACTTTTGCTAGATTTGATGTAGAGCAAAATTTTGAGAGTATGAAGAGTATATATGTTGAGGCTTTACTTAGAAGGGGTATTCCTCAAGTAGTTTATCTTGATAATGCTAAGGTTTATCGCTCTACTCTATTTCATGAAGCATGCGCTAGAATGGGAACTGCTATTTCACATACCGAGCCGTATGATGCTGCTAGTAAAGGGAAAATAGAAAGATTTTTTCGCACTGTAAGAGATAGGTTTTTACCGTTAATCCCTAAAAAGCCGTCTTCTTTAGAAGAACTTAATAACGCTTTTTTAAGATGGTTAGAAGAGGATTATCACAGGCGCATACATTCTGCTTTGAAAATTTCACCTCTTGATAAGTATATGTCCCAGGCAAGCAAAATCAAGGTGGTTGATGACCCTTTATGGGTTAATAATCTATTTTTAAAAAGAGAGAAACGCAAGGTGAATAATGATTCTACTATTTCTCTTTACAATCAGTTTTATGAGGTCTCTTCTATTTTTATAGGTAAACGTGTTGAAGTAAGATTTGATCCTAAAAATATGGATAAGGTAATGGTATATGAAAATGATGAGTTTTTAGAATATGGTAAGTTAGTATCTTTAGCTGATAATGCTATTATTAAACGTGACTATTCTCTAGATAACCCAGAACAGAAGCTTTCTTTTCATCAGGCTTCAACGCAAAAGGGGGATAGTTAATT